TGGATAGATGAAACATATAACGGTAATGCTGCTAATTTTAGTATCAATTCTATTAGCTATGCAGACAATGCTGGTAATCCATCTTCTGGAATAATTAGAAGTGGTACTACTGATGTTACGGTTGTAGTAGATACAGATTTAACCATTAATACATCTACTAAATTTGCATTAACACATTTTATACTTCCAGATGAAGATCAATATAAAGGTGCATCTGTACAATCAAGCACATTAGAAGAAAACTTCTTATTTGAAAACTTTGTTTCTCAATTTGGTGCTACTGATCCAGATGGGGATATAATAAAGGATGTTGTTGGAACGGTTGTTTCTGCATCTCAAGGAAGCATTACTTTTAGAGTGCAGTATGGTTCATCAGCTCAATTAGATAAGATTAGGGCTGGAAATTATTGTTTCTTAGGCTTATTAATCCAAGATGCAAGTACAGCTAATACTCAAATGATGTTAAAATTGGGTGTAGATGAAATGGTTGCAAGTGCATTAGGAGATGATCAATCTGGTTTAATATCATTTGCAGACTTCAATTTATACCAACATCCAGAAGATGATGGAGTAGTTACTGATGGAAGTACATCTGTACAAGGATATGTAGAGGATAAATTATTATCATCATTTACCTTTGATTTAGAGAATGGTGAAGCAGTAGTTGATAAAGTAACTGCAAGATTAGTAGCATATAATTCTACTACTGGAGATTTCTTTGATATCCAAAAAGAGGAATATGATTTTACTATTTATCCAGCAGTAGGAGGAATACAACAAATTAATTTAGATACAACAAGAGCATTTAAGTTAGCATCTGGTTCTGATTTTAATAAGGTAGACTGCTCAATTACTTCTACTGGTGCTAAAGATACTACTTATACATTTAATTGGGCCTTTTCATTTGATTGGGCTGATTATAAAGCATTGGCATCTGCTAATACTGCATTCTATGATTCATCTGAATTAAACAATGGACTTAATCAAAATTCAAGCCATTATTCAATGAATGTGGCTAATTGGGGAGTATATTTATTCTATGATTTTGATATGAATAGTAATGGTAATATTACTACGTATAGACAAATATCTCCAGAGTTGGATGTTTCTAATTATAATGAATACATTGGTACTAATATATGGAGTGTAACTAAGCAATTAACTAATCAAGCTGGTACAAGTACCAATAATAATATATTAGATACTGAGAATACCAAGATTAGCTTTGCATTTACTTCATCATTAGGAGATGTTGGAACTGATTACCAGGCAGTAATTAGATTAGAAGAGTATCAGAATGGTGGATTAAAGAATATATGGGAGATATCAAGCTATAAAGATAGATTAGTACGTGGTAATCCATTAAAGCCTTTAAGTGGACAAACATTTGCAAAAGTGACTAAATCTCCAGTAGATACATTAACGGTTGAGGCTGAAATTGATAAAGATTTAATAAATTTAGGTAGACAATACCAAGTTTCTTCAAGAATATGGACTGGTTTAGCACAAACTTACGTATTTGAAGATGGGGTTAACTATGAATTTGAGGATAGTGTAGATTATGATTTTGAATAAATAATATAAAAATGGGAAAATTAACTGGAAGAACGCTGATATCAGCAAATATAAACGAGGATTTATTAATTCATGTGGTGGATACTACTGGTACACCAGCATCATTTAAGGCTACATTAAGCCAATTGTATGCAGTATTTCCAAAGAATAGTAGTGCTGGTGCAAGTGATGTAGGTTACGTTGCAAGATGGACTGCTGAAGATGAATTAGGAAAGGGAGTTATCCAAGATGATGGTTCAAGGGTAGGTATAGATACGGCACCAGATGCTGTATATAAATTAAATGTTAATGGTGGTGCTATAATTAGTGGTAGTGCTTTAGTTGGTACTACAAATACTGCTGACCGTAAACTTACTCTTGTAAATACTGCTGCACAAGATACTACTGGTGGTAATTATATGGCTTTCTATGAATCTGATCAAACTACAAGAAGAGGTTATATAGGTTTTACTGATGCTGATACTTTTAGAATATATGTACAAGATATTGTAGGTACTTCACAAATTATATTGGATGCTGATGAGATTATTTTAAATTCAACAGACGAAACACAATCAAGTACAATTAAATCTGGTGTTTGGGAAGCTACACCAATTGCAGATGCATATATAGCAAGTGCAGCAACATGGAATGCTAAAGCAGATGTAACTGGATCACCATTAGATAACCAAGTAGCTGTATTTACTAATGGTACTACTATTGAAGGAGATGCTAATCTTACTTGGACTGGGTCAGCTTTAACGGTAACTGATGGAACAGATACTACTGAAGTAAGAGATAAATTTGTATCAGTTAAAAGTGAAAGTGATGATGCTAACTTGTATTTATATGGATATGGTGATACTGGATCTAATTCTGGTGAAATATACTTAGCTGGATCAAGGGGTACTATTGCTTCACCAACAGCTACACAATCTGGAGATACTCTTGGTGAAATTGGTATTTTTGGTGCTGTACCAGGACTTAGACCAGGTGCAAGAATTTTATTTGAAGCAACAGAAAACTATGTAGATACTTCTAACTATGGTACAAAATTTGTTATTCAAACTACTAAAAATGGGACAGCTACTTTAGCAACAAGATATACAATTGATGGAGATGGTAATCATGGTTTTGTAGGTGATATTAAGTATAGCCAACAAGTTTATCAAGATGGTGGTATTTACAACGGTGGTAGTACGGGTGCATCGTTTACTCCCAACTTTATTAATGGAAACTTACAGAAAGTTACAATGAGTAATGCTTCTATTACAATAAATAATCCAACTAATGCAAAAGATGGTGCAACATATACTATGTGCTTTGTTCAAGATGCTACAGCTTCAAGAACTATTGCAACTTGGGGATCTGATTGGAATTGGGGAGATGCTGGTGCGCCAGACTTTTCTGGAGGTACTGCTGCTGGAGATAAATTTTATGTAACAGTTATTGTAAATGGAACAGAATTAGATGCAATTTATTCTGGAGTTAAACACTAAGATATGATTATACCTTACGCATTTATGAAACAACAGAGTGGTGGACTACCATACACAACTAATCTATTATGGCAATTTGATGCAAATAATAATGCAAATTTATATGATGCAACAAGTGGTGGTTCTAATCCAGTTAATGGTGGAACGGTTGCAAGATGGGAAGCAGAAAATGATACTGCTATAAAATTTGTTAATGCTTCTGCATCTGAACAGCCAACATGGAATACTGGAGGGCTAAATGGTAAATCTTATGTTGCATTTGATGGTAGTAATGATACATTACAATTACAAACTTGGGATTCAAGTTATGCACCTACACAATTCACAGTATTTTTAGTTGTTAGTAATTATAGTGATAGTGATAGTTACCCTACATTTTTTAGTGTTGGTTCTGGAAGTAGTCAAGGATTAAATATGTATTACATCAATAGTACAAACAATGGAGAAGCATCCTATGGAAATTGGGTATCTAATGAAGTAACAGAAACTAATAATTCTTTTACAGATGGCTCTTCAAACATTTACAGATTTCAAGGTGGTCACAGCACAACATTGCAGAATGAAATAAAAATAAATAATGATTCAGTATTTAGCGCTACTGCACCAACATCTAATTCTTTTGGTTCGCAAAATAGAGCAATATTTGGGGCAATGATTTCTGGATCTACTGGTGAGTTATATGATGCAGATTGCAGACTATATGAAGTATTATATTATAGTGAAAGAGTAAGTGATGCTAACTGCACATTAATCCAAGATTATTTAAACGATAAATATAGTGTATACTAATGGCTAAAGAAATTGAAATATATAATGCTAATGACTTAGAGGATTGGAATTATATGCAAGAAAAAATATATACATCTTTATTTGATAGAGATTTATACACTTCTTATGCAACAAAGAAATTAAATAATAGAGATGGTTCTGAGATTGGATTGATTATAGATGTTAAGTGGAAAGAGGAAATAATTGAATTAATGACTGAAGAAGAGCAAAGTAAATTATTAATTATAACCAAAGAAACACATCCATCATATTATGATGTAGAAACAAAGCAATAAAATTTTACGTATATTCACCAAAAAAGGTAACATGAACAAGACTATTGAATTAACACCAGAAGAAGCTAATGGATTGATTGAAATGATGCATATTGCAGTAAAGACAGAAGGGCTAAATGTAGCTGGATTTTGCTCTGCAATGCAGATTAAATTAAAAGAGGCTTTTAAGGTTGAAGAAACTGAGGAAGTAGAAGCATAGTAATGATTATAGGTAATTTCACAGATACTGATCCAGCTGTACAAGGTGGATACTTGGATAGGTTAATAGCTACAGCAATACAATTACCTACACAGCCATCAGCCCCAACATTATCATTAACAATACCAGAAGTTTGTTGTGATTGTTTAGGTGTATTTGGAGGTGGTTCTGAGGATTACCAGAATGATAAATCCACATTCTTTTATAGAAGATCACAAGCAACAGATACAATTACGCTAAAGCTAAAGAAAGATGGTGTTGAAGTAGCTACAATTACAGATAATACCTATGGTACGCTGTATGATTTTGGTACTTGGACAACAGAGCCACAGAATAATTACAAGATATTTATTATTGATTGGGATTCAGTTTATACAGCTTTTAGTAATGGAGTGTATCTAATTAATGCTGAGTATTCAGTTATTGGAAGTACATTTGAGATACCAAGCCAAGAGTTTAAGCTACAAGAGTATAGTGATTACAGAGCAGATGGAACGGTATCATTTGCATGGACACAGAACGGTAGGATTAGAAATAGTGAATTTGATTATACTGGTTTAGATATTACTCAATACATCAGATTAGATGGTAAATTTGGAGGATGGGATCCAGCATTAGAAAAGGATGAAATAATTTATTCTAATTATGAGAGGAAGCAAGTACAAGATGAAATAGTAAATAGCTATTCATTCCAATCTAAATTAGTAGATAGCTATATCTCTAAGCTACTGATTAATGATATGATGTTAGCAGATTCAATCAATGTAACAGATTTTAATTTATACAATCACAGAAAAGATTATATTAACTTCCAATTAAGGCAAGATGAGGTATCAATTGAGGAATTTCCATCAAGTGATAAGGCAGTTTTAGATTTGAAGTTTACTGATAAAGTTAAAAATCATTTAAAACAGCAATAATGGAAGCACCAAAGAATTCAATGGCATGGTTGCCAATTATAATACCAGCATTAACTTCATTCATGGTAATGTATTACGGTGCTAATCTGCAAGATGAAAAGGAAACTGATGAGAAATTATTAGAAGAAGTGCAAAGTATTAACAGAGAATTGCATGAAACTAATGTAACATTCAAAGGAATCCAAGTGGAGGTAAAGCATTTATCTATGGGCCAAAAGAAGATGGAGGAAAGGATTGATAGAATTGAGCAAAGGATTAGAAGATGAGGCTGGAATTAATAAGGCATAAAGATAATGGTGTTCAAACTATTGGTACTTTATCAATTTGGGATGAAGATCTAATTCTTTTTACTTGTAAAACGCTTGAATTACCTTATAAGGACAATGCTAAGAACATAAGTTGTATCCCAGAGGGTAAGTATCCAGTTAAGCACAGAGAGAGCAAGAAATACGGTAAGCATCTACACATCCAAAAAGTACCTAATAGAACATATATATTAATGCATTCTGCTAATTTCTTCCATCAGCTGGAAGGATGTATAGCAGTTGGGAAGGAATTTATGCATATAGATGATGACCAACAGATTGATATTAATGCATCCAAATTAACATTAAAAAGAATTGTATCTTTATTAGATATTGATGAAGAGCATAAAATTGTAATTAAAGATAAGATCATGATGGATAAAAAACAATTATTTACAAGTATTAAAAAAGGTGCAAAAGAAGGATTACTTTCTTTTAGTCTTAATATTGGTAAAAATAAAGCAGATGGTGGAGAGAATCCAAAAGGCAAATTAAATAAGCCAAGACTTATAGCTATGGTAATAAGCCAAGTAGCTAAATACTTTTTAGCCTATAAAGGTGTAGAGTTTATTGCACCAGAAGAAGTGGATGTGATAGTAAATGGTATTTTAGGCTTGTTCTAATATATACTTTGTTCAACCTTTAGGGCCTTTTCTTTATAGTTAAGGCCCTTTTTTTGTATATTGGTATAGGTGGTTGTTTCAATGGAATGACTATTTTGTTCTATTGGGAGAGGGATAATTTTCGGATTATTCCTCTTTTTTTGTTTTATTTAGAAACTTTTTTATATATTTGATGTATAACAAAGAACAAAACGATAGAACTTATGACAACAATAGAAAAAATATTAAGAGCAAACGGAGTAACTACAACAACAGAAGGTGTATTTGGAAATACCGTTATTATTGCATGGGATGATTTAGGAATATTTGAAGAAGCAAGATTTAACATTGATGCTGATTTAAGTAATGTTTACGAATTTTTAGGGTATTAATATGAGCAAGAAACTAAATGCCCTTATCAAGATGATTCAAAAGATTGATACATCAGAAAAGTTATTCTTAGGAGAATTATTAATTGAGAGAATGAGAGATAATCTTAATGATGATGAATACGCAGAAGCAACATTTACATTAGAATTACAAAGAATTAAAACAGAGATTTTATTTATTTAAATTTATTATTATGATCAAAATTATTGCAACAGAAGGAAACACTACAAAATGGGAACCAGTAGAAGCTGGTACTCACTTAGCAAGATGTGTAAGAATGGTACACATTGGAACGGTAATGGAAAGCTATGCTAATGAGCCAGCTAAGCCAAAGAACAAAGTATTTTTAACATGGGAATTTCCATCAATGTTAATTGAAGGTGGTGATTATGATGGTAAGCCAAGAGTTATATCTAAAGAATATACATTGAGTTTACATCCAAAGACTACTTTATGTAAGCATTTAGTAGCATGGAGAGGTAAATCTTTTAGCCCAAAAGAAGCAGAAGCATTTGATATTACTAAACTACTTGGAGTGGCTTGTATGATTACGGTGGTCCACAATGAAGTAGGTGATAAGGTTTATGCTAACATTGGAACTATTTCTGGATTACCAAAGGGATTAGAAGCACCAGAGCAAGTATTAGAGAGTTTAGCAGTTAATGCTACTAATATTGATGAGCATTCTGATAGCATTCCAGATTACATAGTTGAGAAACTTAAAACATCTACTGAGTTTTTAGCATTGGCCCAAACACCAACAGCTGAAGAGCCAGTAGTAAAAGAAGAAGAGGAAGAAGAATTACCATTTTAATTTAGTGTAGGGAAGGGGGTGCATCCTCTTCCCTTTTTAAAAAGTAGAACAATGGAACTAATTAATTTAATAGATGAGCAGATTATTACCAAGAGTGTAATAGCTGAGATAGTAGAAGAAGCAGTTAACGCTGTAAAAGAAGGCCACATTGATCCAATAGAAGCAGCCATTAGATTAAAAGCCAATGAAGAGATTCTAAAGGACATTAGAAAGCAATTAGATGACTTAATCATAGATCAAGCAGAGCAATATGCCAAAGGTGAGAGATTCTTGCAAGGTGTAGAGTTTAATGTGGTAAATGGAAGAAAGGCTTATGATTTCTCTGATGATGCTGAATGGGCTGAATTAAAGGCTAAAATAAAAGCCAGAGAAGAATATTTAAAAGCTAGGCCTAGTTTTGATCCAGAAACTGGAGAAGCTAATCCAACAAAGATTAAATATGGTAAGGATTATTTAACAATAAAATTTCCAAAGTAATGAGAAAGGAAGAATTTTTTGATGCATTAGACAAGGGCTTGTTCAATTTAACAGCCCTTGCTAAGATGATTGGTATTACAAATCCAACAATGTACTCCAAAGCTACAAGCAAGAAGTTTAAGCAATGGGAGATAGATAAACTAATTGATGCTGGTTTAATTGTACCAGATAACTTATTAAAAGATTGGGGTGATTATGTAAGGGATGAATTTATGTCCAATAAGACTACTGAACTTAGTGATGATACTATTTATAATTTAGAATTTGATAAATTTCTGCTGTATGCCAAAATATAAAGAAGAAAGAAGTGGATATATCTTTAATGAGAAAAACCAGTTGCTATTTGTTACTGCTGGATATGATAACATAAAAGATATAGTATGTAGAATTCAATTGTTTCTATTAGAAGTAGATATGGATTTTGGATCTGAGGCAATAAGAAGAGCCATATATTCACCAAAGTTATTCCAAGATAAATTTTATTTCAGTTTAAAAATATCAGATAAATATGAAAGCTGAAGTACAAATACATTATAAGATTTCCACCCAAAAGGATTGGAGATTTGCATCTATTAGGCTAAATAGTTTATCAATGGATTCAGTAATACTGATTATTGAGAAGAGGCTAAAGATGATGCATCCAGATGAAGAGAAGAAAATTGATTATAAAATTATAGGAATTAGCTGATATGAAAGAAACAATTAGAATATACGCAGAAGAGATAGTAAACATAGTAAATAAATCAGATAGCAATTTTGATGCAATAGAACAATTAGAAGATTTACTAAGTAAAATTGTAAGAGTAAGTGATAGAATTACTAATAACACATAAACAGAAAGAATTGGCTAAAACATTTTATCCTTTTGATGTATTAAATGGTTCAGTTACAAAAGGCAAAAGCAAGATATATGGTGCAATGGGTGAAATAGTAGTAAAAGATTATTTTATATCCAAAGGCTTATCAGTTGATGATAATGCTACTTATGACTATGATATGATAGTGAATGGATATAAGATAGATATCAAGACTAAAAGAATAAATACATTACCACAGCCATATCACAATGCCAGTATTCCAGCTTGGAACATAAAACAAGAATGTAATTTCTATCTATTTATGAATGTAATGGTAGATTTATCCAAAGCATTTATTTTAGGATATAAAGCCAAAGATGCATTTTATAATCAAGCCACATTTAATCAAAAGGGAGAAGAAGATCATAGTGGCTGGTGCTATAAAACTGATTGCTACAACATAAAAGTAGATAGATTAAAACAATTCAAATTATGAAGCTAGATCAGATAATAGAGCATTTTAAAGAGAATGGAATACCTAAAGGCCCAATACGCTATAATCAATGTACGGTAATCCAAGATCCAGCTAAAATGGTTGAAAGCCACATTAGAATCTTAAAAGGAAATCCTAAAAAAAAGCATTTTTTACCATATTATAAAAGACTTTATTTTTTGGTAGGGGTTTCTCCGACAAAAGACAAAGTTTAGTACCGAATTAGTCAAAGCTACAAAAAGCAATATTGAAAAAAATTTTGATTTACTTTTTCGTGGAAAACTTTGTCTTCTTTGTCTGAAATAAAGGAAAGATAGAGTATCACTAAGTTTCCTTTCCGACAAAGTTGCGCCAATCAAGAGCCAAACTTGGTCAAATTTGTAAATAGCTTGTAATAATGAATTCTATTTGATATTTTTAAATTATCGTAGTCTTAATTTAGCGATTAGGTTCAATGAGGTTGCACGGTCCTGCTACGATTCTTTTATTCACCGTGTTAAAAAAAATCGTGTTATGAATAAAAATGAATTTTGGAAAGATATTCCTAATTATGAGGGGTATTATCAAGTATCTAATCTTGGAAGAATCAAAAGAGTATCTACAAATAAGATTCGTAAATCTCACAAAGAAAAGAATGGTTATTATAGGGTTACTTTATCCAAAGATGGAGTAAGAAATATATATGGTGTACATCAATTAGTAGCTTTTGCTTTTCTTAATCACAATACTGATAAAAGAAATATTGTAGTTGATCATATTGATAATGATA